CTTCTTTTTTCTTATCAGTAGAAGGTGGTGGAACGTATTCAGCCTGTGTTGCTTGTGGAAATAAAGATTGTGTATAATAACTTTGTTCGTAAGTTCCTGGTTTACCTTGATATATATTAGATTTAATTGCTAAAGCTCCACCTACAGACATTTTTTTAACAGCTTTACCTGTTCCTTTTAATTGGATACCAAATTTACCCATTTTATTATTTATCTATAAATAATGTAACAATTAGAGCACTTGTATTATTAGCTACTCCAATACCATCAATGATGCCTGTACCATTTCTTCCAGCATATAAAATTCCATCTTCTGGAAGATTTAATGTTTCAGTTTGGCCTGCTCCAACAGCTATTGGAATATAAACTTGTGTGTTAGTTGAAACGCTAACAGTTGTAGCATTTGCTAAACCATTAATAATTGTAGTTCCCGAAAATCCCGTAGATTGAATCATGTAACCACGAAGTCTTGTAGGTCCTGCAAACAAAACTGATGTAGAAAGATTGCTTGCCAGTACGACTGGTTTTACATCTGATTTCATTACTACTCCTTATTTAAATTATTATAATTATAAAATAAAAAGGGGTCAAAGTAAACCTTGACCCCTTTTTACGAAAAGACTTAAATTATTAAGCCCCTGGTGAGCCGAAGATTCCTCTAGCGTCAGAAAAGCCGAAGCTGTATCTTTCTCTAGCTTTAAATCTTACGTTACCAGTATCAAAATCGCCTTCAATAGCGGTTTTGATTGGTGATCTTACAAATTGTTTTAAACCATTTGGAGCGTCCGTCATGATAAAAAATGCATCTGTATCAGTTAAGTAATGGTTTACTCTGTAACCTTCAGGAACCATTCCCATATTTAACACAGCATTGATATCATTCTTAGCGAATGCACCAGCAGTTGATAAAGGAGATTTTAATACTCTCTCAGCAGTAAATTGTAATTCTTTTGGAATAATCAATTTTCTACCTTGAAGAGCTATTTTTAATCCTCTTTCATCTACAAAAGCAGCAATATCAATTAATGCTTGTTCTAATGATGTTTCTGACAAATCAGCTGGAGTAGCAAGTTCATTGCTAAAAGTTCCGCCGTTTGCTAGTGGGTGATCAGTAGCACAAAGCTCTTTTCCATCTCCACCTACATAATTAGAATCAAATGCGTTATTTAATACATTTGCTCCTATTGTTTGTTTAGTTGTTGACATTGAACGAGCTAAAGCTCTAGTGTATCTAGAAGCTAATCTATCATACAAGTTATCTTCAATAGCTTCCTCAGTTATAGCAAATGCCAAAGCAATTGTTTGATGAGTGTATCTTGAAGTGTAGGCTTCAGAAGCTTGGTCGAATTGTACTCCTGCGCCTTCTTGTTTGATAGCTGCACTGCCGAAACCTGATAACATTACTTCTTCCTCAAACGCTCTGTCTGAAGTTTCAGTTGTAAAGATTTCTGCATGTTCGTTGTCGTATCTATTATATTCCAGGCCGAATAGGGCATTCAATCCTGGCTCTAGTTCTTTTACTAGTTGTGATCGTGATATAGCCATAGTTTATATTCTCCTATTATAGTCCGGCTGTACCCGCTTTATAAAAATGGTTATTAATTCTAACCAAGATATTAGCGTTTGATACAGTTACGTCACTGTTAGTTACGTCACCCGATACATCAATTGCTTGAACTAAATATGTAGAAGTCACACCTGACTCCGCTATATCTAATTGAACAAGGGATATACCTGTTGCAGTACTACCACTGGCGTTGTTGATTTGAAAGTTTTTAAAGATATCAGCAACTGCAAATACACCATTAGCATTCACTTCGAATACTGTATCTGGAGCATCAATTACGAAAGCAACTATGTCGCTCGCAACTGTTGAACCAGGTAAATAATTCTTGAATGTTGGTTTTTGCGTTGTTGGATCTGTATAAAAACAGCCATTAAAAACACCCACAGCAGCTGTAGAAGTGTTAGCAATTGCTCTTCCAATATTACCAGAAGCGAATGGTATAACCACATCACCTTGATAAATTGAAGTAGAATTATTGTTTGCTACTCTATATCTGTTTTGGGCATTAATGAATGGACTTCCATTAAGTTGTCGACTTGGTCTAAGACCAAATCTTTCTGTTGTGTTTGCCATTTATTTATACTCCGTTTGTTTTTAATTTAATTTACAGTAGTTGACTTTTGCCAAACAATTATGACTTACGTCCACCACCAAAAGTTACACGGGACTGTCTATCAATATTGATAGGCATTCCAGGTCGTTGTTCCTTCATTAAATCAGCATCAATCGCTTTTATTCTATCCTGAGTAATTTTTCTAAAATACTCGGAACGACTTTTGACAATTTCTTCAGGTATCCTTGCCAACACAAGGCCGCCAACCCCGATTAACCCAGCATATTTTCCCTCATCGATTACTGGGTAGTCATGATCGCCTGTAGAATTTTTAATTTCTTCAGCTCTCACAAATTCCCAACCTTCTCTGAGTTTTTTAGATACGTTTGCCGTATCCTGAAAACCCTGCGATTCTGTTCTAATCCATCTGTGAACAAAACCCGCCGGTGCTTTAGGTGCATCCAGACTTGACGGTGGAGTCCAAGGCTTCTTACGAAGATCCTTATTTCTTACTTCTGACTCGCGTGAAGTTCTATTTTTTATTTTATCGCTCATTATACCTCCTTCACGTATTTAGCGTACTCTTCTAGTGGCACCCCTAATTTTTTGGCAATAGCCACCTGTGATTTGGTGAGTTTCACGGTTCTGCGTCCTGATTGTTTTCTTCCAGCAGAAGCAACAGTTTGGACGGGTTTCCTGTTCTCCTCTGTAACCTCAGATTCCTGAGATTTAGTAAACTTATGAGGATATAAATCCTGCATTCGTTTATCTACTTCATTATAGTACTCATCACTCTCTGCGTCAAACCCCTGACTTACCAAGTCTTCATGAAGCATAAATGCTGAGTTTGTCATGTATTTATCATTACCAAACCACTCATTTTTTACAGCCCATGACTTAGCTTTTGTACTTGGAATGATTGGTTGTTGCGGTGCTTGTTGCACAGGCTTAACTTTTTGTTGTTCATCAAAAGATTTTTTAGCTACCTCACGCTCGCTCATAACGATTCGTGCCTTTTCTTTTTCAACAGACAACCTTGTTAACTCATCTTGTGCAGTTACAATTTGTTCCGCATCTTGAGACTCAATGGCAAGCTTTAACTTAGATTTAGCTTGAGCACGTTGAGCATCAACTCTTGCGTCAAATTCTTTAATGTAATTTGTATCTACATCCATATACTTAGATTCAGCATCTGAGTATTTTTTCTGTAAACCTTTAGCATATTCTAAAGCAGCTTGTTCTCTTCTTTCTGCTTCACGTATTTTATAAGTTAATTTATCAATACGTTTTTTTACGCTTTCTGTATGTTGTTCTAGATTATCAACTTGTTTTTTTTCTCCTGCTTTAACTTCAACTTTAGGTTGATCCTCTATCTCTTCAATGTCAATTTTATCTTTTTCAGATTTATTGTCATGATTTGTATATCCTAAATCAACTTCCCCAACATTTAAGCTCGGTGCTTTTTTAGGTTCTTCTGCGTCTTTTAATTCAACCAAAGTTTCCTTAGCATCATCTAGATCTAATTCTACATCTGGTTGTTTTTTTACTTGTTCATCCATGTTGTCCTCCTATTAGTACATGTGCAAAATATCAGAGGGGTTATCTATCTTAGCAATGATTTCATCATCATTAAGAATTCTAACTTCTCCTCCTTCTATTTTGAATCGGCTACCTGCATATCTTCCAAAGATTATCCACTCACCTTCTTTGCACCAAGGTCCTAATGGAAATTTATTTTTATCTCTAAAACAAAGATTTCCCATTTTAAGAACGTAGGCACAAACAGTTGTCATTTGAATTGTGTCTTTAGAATTATCAGATAGAATAAGTCCACCCTTAGTTTGAGCTGGCCCAGCATAAGGCAAGACTAAAAGTCTCCAGCCTGTTGGCTGAGGCATTCTATCTAAAGTAGATTTATCTATTGAGTTTGGGTTGAGCACTTTCTCAACCACTTCTTTTTCTTGGTAAACGTCTTTTAAACCTTCGTGTATAGAAGGTATATCAGTTGTTACTGTCGTCGTCATCTTCACTATTCTCCCGTTTCAGCAGGTCATTAAGATCCTGAAGCAGAGTTTCTAAAGCTCTGAGTTGCCCCCTAGCATAGTGAAGTTTATCAAGTGTGTCTATACCATAGCAAAGATCATCCTTTATTAAGGTCAGACG